CTCTGGAGAAGAGAGGCGGAGTAATAGACAGAAACAAATCTCCCGCGATGTATCATGGCGCTTACAAAAATAAAGTTAACGCTTTTAGAAAACTGTTTCACAGAACTATGGTTGATCCTTGGCAGGAATATATTCAAATAAACAAAATTGATGGGACAGATCTTCACGAATACATGTATGCCGTACATGCCATAGAAAGAAACAGATCTGGAAAGGCTGCGGGAAAGGCGAAGGACAAGCCCAATATGTCAGGCATGTGGTCTACGAAGCAGGATGCGATAGAGGGCAATGCAGAATGGCGAAAGAAATCCCAAGCGCTAGGAGTAACATGGAAAGATCAAACCTCTGCTGAACAAGTTCTAGAGGATCTTCAAAAGAAACTGGGAGACGAAAAATACTCAAAACTAGGAAAGGCTGCATCCTTTATCTATGCGATCAACAAGAGAAAGGTTAAGATGCAGATTGAGGCAGGGCTTTTAAATCCAGAGTCTTTGTCGAAGTCTTACATGTACAACGATGAAAGAACATTCAACACATATGTTCCCCTCATTGGCAATGATCGAATCATACAGGATGAGTTTTTTGATGAACCCCTTGGCCCATCCAAGATAGGAGTTGGAGGATTGGAGTCTAAGCAGGCCCTTGGGCGAGTCACCGACGAAGTAGAAAATGTTTGGGCTAATTCTGTTATGGCGATGGACAGGGCAATTGACAGAATCGAAAAGAACAAAGTTGCAATGTCTTTTGCTCAGTTAATTCTAATGAACGCAAACGATCTTAGAGATGACATGGTTGTGACAACTCTTGAGCAGTTTAAAAAGCACAGGGATGAAATAACCGGAAAATTATTCGCGGGTCTTTATCCAGATAAGCAGGCTGATCCTGATCACAACATCAGATTCAAGATGAACGGGCAAGAGTACGCCATAATCGTCAAAGACAAAAGGTTTGGTCAGGCTTTCAACAGAAATAATATGACTGACTCTGGAGTCTTCCTTCAGTTTACCGCGATGGTTAACAGATGGTTCAGCGCTGTTCATACTTCTATGAACCCAGAGTTTGTTGCAACTAACTTTGTGAAGGACTTTCAAACTGCCATACAACACCTGCAGGGCTTAAAAGAAACGGTATCTGAGTTTCAGGACACGGAAAAACTTACCAGAAAGATCATAAAAGATGTTAGGTCATCTGGAAAGGGTCTGAAAAGATATATCATAGATCAAAAGACTGACACAGAGTGGTCTAAACTTGCTGAGGAATTTACGAAAGCAGGTGGACGCATAGACTTCTTTGCGT